TGTTAACCCTCCTAATACTCTACAGACAGTTAAAGGACCACCATGCTTTAAATATTCTTTTGCTGTAATAGATGTGAAATACTGAAAATAATCACTACCTGATTTGAATGAATCCCCAAACAAAGCTTGATACTCTGTATAGGAATATACTTTTGTCGGCACCATCGCCGGACCCTTTACTGTTGGTCCTACTATCGCAGCACCGATTGCCCCTACTCCTTGTTGTACAAAAGATAGGTCATTTTCTCTTGTAAATACACCAGGGCTAATTATTTTTTCAGCCATTTATTTTTCTCCTTAATATCTTAAAATTTTGATGATCTGCTCATGTCAGTCACCTTAATCATTCATATAATAAATATAAAGATTCGATCTCAAAAATTACTATTATTCAGGAATAAACACGCCAGTTTCGATATCTAATGTACCTAAACCATATTTATCTGATAGTACTTTTGCATAGGTCACTTCTTCTTTTCTGACCCCTGAATATTCAACTTTAAGCTTTTCTTTTTGCTCGCTAAGTAACAACATATCCATTTCCGTCTGACCTAAATTGATCGTTATTTCATTATACTTGTTTTTAATTTCTTGAACTTTGTTCATTTCTTCTTCGGTAAACTTTTTACCTTCTTTAGTTTTTGCTTCTGCCATAACTTTTCTCTTTATAACTATTTATTACGCTTAACAGAGGAGGCTCCTCTATTATAATCTTTAACAAACTCTGTTTCTTTTTCTTTTTTAGAGTCTGCTAATTCGTCTAATGTTTTTATTGTTTCTGATTGTACTTCTATTTTAACTTGACTAAATGTCTTTTGACTAAAGTCACTCATTGATTTTTGTATATTATCTGGTATTACAAAGCCGGCCATAGTTAAAGTAAAAGTGGCCTTTGATATTCTATCTTCTCCTTGCGCTGCTGTCGACTCTATGTCAAAACTATTGATAGATGAAAGAAATTTAAATGATTCGTCTTGTCCCCAATATTGGCCGCCAGCATAATTTATGTCTTCTACAATCTTGTTAAGCTGTTCTAGATATTCTGTAAATATAACACAGTCGTATGATAATTTTACATAATCTGGTACTACTACGCTGTGGAATTGTTTTACTGGCTGCCTGTTATTTAATACTTCAAAGTTGTCATATTGATTTCTTTGTGTGTAGCTTTTTTGAAACGATGCATATAAAGGATTTTTTACATCAACTTTATTTCCCAATGATTTATTTTTTTCTACATTAGTTCTTTTATATACTATTGCCGGCATTTGAATTTTGCCTGTTTTGTCTCTAAGCAGGCCTGATTTCTGTATCGACTTCCATCTTTCTGGAGAACCATATACGACAGGTACAATTATTTTTTCGTCACCTTCCATAACAGTTGGTTGAATTACATTGGCAAAATAATACTTTATAACCGAATCAACATCGTATAGATTTACATATAAATCTTTTACTTTATCATCACGTCTGATCTGATCGCCTCTATTAACCATATAATCCTCCTCTCTGTTCATCTATTTTCGTACCACTTACATATTCATCGTACCCTGCTCTTACATTTTCAAGAACATTTATTTTGCTTCGTCTCATTTCGTGTGTTTCTGCTATAACAGACCAGCTTGCTCCGTGAGTTCCACCATTGTGATCTGTACTAGGATTCTTACCAAATAGATACTGGCCTTGGGATATAGTATCTATTTCGCAATATATATCGTCCCAGAATATTACATCACCAATTTCTAAGAATACATCTGCAATTTGAGCATTTTCATTTGGATCAGTAGTGTTGTTTGTTGAGCCTGATTCTAATGCTGCAAGGTCGTCTCTCAAGAATGAGAATTTTATACTTCTATTATAATCTGCACCTATTGAATCAGAGCTCCAATCTTTATCTTCTTTCTCAATAAGACCAGCTACTCTAACTCCAGGTAAAAATACTTTTCGCAACGCTTCACCGTATAGATTTTCCTTTGAATCGAAAATAGAATGCTTATATATGTCACAGCGAGTATCAATTATCTCATTGATTAGTTCTCTGTTTATATGTCTAAACATTGATATGTCTCTTGCGGATCCGAATAGCGCCATTGTTTACCCTATGTATATATTAAGCGGTGCTTTGTTAAGCATGCCTTGTTGAAAATCAGTTATTTCGTTTTCTTTTTCCATTAAATTTCTTCTCGAGGCAGCTTCTAAATCTTCTCTTAAATTAGCTATTAAAGCTTCAGCTTCAGCCATACCTTCGCTTCTTAACGTGTCGCCGTCTAATGTTGTCTCTGCACCTGGAATTGGAATAGAACTATATTTGCCCCTAACAGAACCTAGTACTTGCTTTGTAAGTGCTAATGTATATTTTCGTATCCATTGTATACCTGGATCGTTTATGTTAGAATATAACATATTATCATATCCCATATTTGAATAATCAGATATAGCAGATTCAGATAAAAGTGCGTCTCTCGAATCTGTTTCTATATATTGAAACCACATATTGAATGTACTTGAAGGTCTTGGGAATATTCTTAACTTATTATTTATAAGTTCAAATGAGTAATGAGATTTTCTTATTGTGTCAGTAAATTCTACTTGCTGTATTTTTAACAAATCATCGTACAGCGGCATCATTAAGTAGTTTACACCTGCCATTGTTCCACCCCAACCCATATTGTTTAATGCATAGTCAGATCCAAACTGCGGGTCATGATGCCTAGACTGAGCTGGTGATTTTTGATGAAATACTCTTTTTACTTCTATGTTAGTTCCATCTGTTGATTGACTAAACACAGCATTGTCTGTTAAATCATATTCTTGTATTCCTGACGAGCAAGTTACATGACCTGATTTCCAATCAACCAAACCACCAGATCCAACTTCTGATCCATATTGCTTTGATAGCGCTATAAGTCTTCCCAAGTTAGGTGTTATTGCTTTATGTGTAAAGTTTGATGCTGTTGAATTACCTTTAGCACTTAATAGATTTTCTCTTATATTGAATCTATTTACCTGTGCACTGTATTCAGTTACTGATTCTTCGAAACAAGCATAAAATTGCACGTCTTGTAATTCTATATCTGTTATAGGATATCCTAAACGCCTAGCACACCAATCTGCAGTGTTAGCAGAAGCTGTTAAATATACTTGTTCGGTATCATACAAGCCAAACGGAGTGCTTCCACTTATGCTTGAAATATTAGCTGATCCGTCATATATTGTTATATTTGCCATGTTGTATTCCCTCGATTATTGCTTTTATATAAATATCAAGAAGTAAGCTATTTATTGTATTACATTCCCATTAACCTTTCAAACACATCGTCAATAGCTATGTGTCTGTGGTTGTCTGTAAGTATTCTTTTGTATACAAAATCTGATTCTGTTATTTTAGATATGTCAACTATTGCAGAGTAGTTTTTATCTTTCAAATCTATCTGCTGGTTGTCACCACAAAATATCATAGTCGAACCTTTTCCTAATCTACCTAATGCCATGCGCAATTGAGACCTAGTTAAGTTCTGGAATTCGTCTACAATTACTACTGAATTTTCAAATGTTCTACCTCTAAAATGTGCAAGTGAAACTAATTCTATTGATTCTTCTTTTTCCATCTTCTCTAATATAAGAGGTTTATTGTATACTTTTCTCATATTACTTCGTATAGGTACCAACCACGGCTCCATCTTTTCTTTTTCAGATCCTGGTAGAAAACCATTGTCTTCTGTAGATACAGTTGGACGTGTTATAATTATTTTGTTTATCATTCTCTTGAAGAACATATCAAGTGCTACCTGACATGCTAAAAGAGTTTTACCGCTACCTGCTTTCCCTACTATAAAATTATAAGGGTGATGCAGCATAGATTGTTTTGCTGCTTTCTGTTCCTCTGAAAGTGTTATTTCAAACTTTATGTTTCCTTTTGGAACAGATTTTTCTATATTTTGCTTTGACACTAATTAACCTCCATTATCTTTAGTATAAATATCAAGCATAAAAAAAGAGCCGCAATTAAGCGGCTCCTTTAATAATATACAATATGTAATTACCTAATGATTAAGAAGGTAGTCCAGCTATTGAAGTCCATTCAGTATCATTAACAGAGATAACACCATAGAAGTCCTCACGAACTACTTTCTTAGCGTATCTTGTCATAACACCTTTACGTGGAGTAAAGTTTGTTGGATCATAAACAAGTGGAGTCATGATTAACGGAATGTATGGAGCAAATACTGCACCAGTTTCAAGGAATTGATTTCCTCTATATCCCATTAAAATTTCATTACCTGTCCAATATGGATTTTTGTAAACTGTCCATCTGTTAGATAAAGAACCAATTGCAGTTACACCCATTGCAAAGTTACCAGCAGTACCGTCAGTGTTTGCAGTATAACCTGCTACAGACTCTAAGTAAGTTGCAATCTGTGGTGAAGCTACAGCAAAGTTTGCACCTCCTCTCATAGTTGATTGGTGGATAGCATTTGACATAGCTTGCATTCCAATACCTAATTGTGCGAATGCATCACCGTAAGTTTCACCAGCTATTGGAGCTGAAGCTGAAAAGTCAGAAGTAAATCCTGAACCTGAAGCAGCAGAGTGAAGCATTGCAAGGATTTCTAAATCGATTTCCATTGTGATGTATTCAGATAACATAGAAGTTAATTCAGCTTCTGCATCGATTGAATGATAAGCATTCAAATCTTGAGCAAATTCTGGTGACCATTTAACTTTAAG